CTGCATTGGAACGGGGAACCGACACTTTACCCGTATCTTGGACAGGCACTTGGGCTGTTCCGCCATTGTATTCGCCAGTTCGATACCAATGGCAAGCTCATCGTTGCCAAGGCGGAGGAGATAATCGACAACCTCGAAGTTCTAACCATCTCCGTAGGGCAGGGAGAGGAAACCGAGGAACAGTATGAGAAAGTTGTTGAGTTTCTTACTCTCAAAGGTGATCGGAAGCCACGTCTCTGCTATCGTCTTCTGGGCCGGATTGAGAAGGCGGATAGATGGCGAGAACTACCGGGGACAGTGGTTACGAGAGTCCTCCACGATCCGCGTGGCAGTTTCGATTACCAAAAGACGCCGACCATACCGGAACACGGGATCTGCCTCGATCTCCTCTCCCACCTCGCCATCGACAGGTACGGAAACATTTCACTCTGCGTTCGTTTCGATCCCGAAGGAAAACTCAGACTCGGAAACATTGAAGACATCAGCCTAGAGGAGGCGTTCAATGGCGACAAACGGCAAGACTACCTTCGGAAGCACATTGAGGGCCGACGTTCAGAGTGCCCCGGCTGCGATAGGTGCCACTTCTACGGGGTGCCAATCGGATGAAGGCGAATACGAGACGTTCACCGAGGAACAGATAACCGCTAGGATGGCAGAGTACCAGAAGGCGTGGGATCAGGGGAAACAGTTTGTGGTTAGCGAACAGTGGCACACTCCGAAGGAATACGTTGAGGCCGTGAGAGAGTTGATGGGCAGGATAGACATAGATCCTGCAAGCTGCGCCAAGGCGCAGGAGAGGGTTCAGGCTAAAAGGTATTACACCCTGAAAGAGAACGGCCTCTTGTTCGATTGGTACGGAAAACTGTTCCTGAACTGTAGCTACCATGGTGAGGAGGAATGGTTCAAGAAAGCAGTCTCGGAATACACGAGGGGGAACGTCTCCGAGGCGGTTATCCTGACTCACACCATGCGTACCTACGAGCCATGGTTCAACCTTCTCTCCGCAGTAGCCTCGGCCATCTGCCTGGTGAAAGGGGAGGTAAAGTGGGCTGTGGATCATGCCCTAGACGTGGAGGCCCTGAAACGGTGCGGAGAAGAGTTTCATCCTAAGTACGTCAGGCATGGGAGTATCGTTTTCTACCTTGGAACCAACTCCAGAGATTTTAGGATAATTTTCTCCCAATTCGGAGTGTGCTATGGGAAATGAGGAACTGAAAGCCAAGTATGACGAGATGCACTCTCAAGGCCCCTCTGCGTGGTTCAACGACGGCAAAGAGGAGAGGGAACTGATCCTCAAGATGGGGGAACCGTGGGTAGATTTAGCTGTATTGGAGATAGGCTGTGGAGAAGGCGATTTGGCTTACAGGATATTCGATAGGGATGCAAAAGTGTTAGCAATAGACTATTCAAGTGAAGCGATAGCAAAAGCAAAAAAGAAGTGGGCTCCGAATTCCAAGTTTAGGATTTACAACTGGGATTATAAAGACAAAAGAATAGGGAAACATAACCGCCTCGTTATGCAGGGTGTCCTTGAGCACCTGGACGATCCATTCACCGAACTCAAGTGGATGATTGATAACTTCAAGCCTAAGTCTATCATCACCTCCTCACCCTGTTTCCTGAACCCTCGCGGTATTGTCTGGATGACTCTCCACATGCTAGGGGCGGTGATGAGTAAGACAGACTTGCATTTTCTGAACCCGTGGGAGTTTGGCGATTTTTGTTCACGGCATGGATATAAGTTGTCGCGCAAAGATTGCGATTGGGACTGGGGGCACGGAACAGGAATGATTGCCGATTTACGAAAGAGGATACCGCTAGCACTCAAGGATGGGAACCTAGTATTCTATCAAGATCGCCTAGAGTCTCTCATGGAGTGGCTAAGTCGCTTTGAACTCGGTTCCATTGGCGCAACTATGGTGTATAGGATCGACCTATGAATTGTGTCTTCTGTCACAATGAAAAGATTCGTGTCGTAAAGACTATCAAATACGAAACGTGTGTGGTAAGAGTTAGGTTCTGCGAGTCCTGCCGACAGGCTTTCCAAACCTGCGAAGAACGCACCATTCCTGAAGAGAAAAAAGTCACTTCTACAGATGTACCTATTTAGCCAATTTTAGTTTGACATTCCGTTAGGTTTCTCGTGTCTTCTAGGTACTATGCCTAGGGTCTATAAAAAGAACCCGAACAGTACCGCAGCACTTGCCGAGGGGAAGTCATTGCCGATGGGTCGGCCTGTCGGGTTCACTTCCGCTGTCCAAGCCAAATTCCTAAAGATCTACAGACAGACCGGAAACCAATCCGAGGCTTGTGAAAAAATCGGGTTTTCCGATGCAACAATCCGTATGCACCGAAAAGCCAATCCCTCGTTCAATGAGGCGTTTCTTGAGGCTCAGGAATATGCCATGAACATGCTTGAGGGAGAGGCTAGGCGCAGGGCATTCAATGGCACCCCAAAACCAGTGTTCTACAAGGGGAAACAGGTAGGTGCCATCATGGAATACAGCGACCAGTTGTTGATGTTCCTGCTGAGAGCCGGACGCCCGGAGAAATATAGGGAAAAGACAGATGTGAACTACCAGGGAAACATCACAATCGAGGTCAAAAAGTTTGGCGAAGAAAGTATCAATACCAAACAACTGGGCACCAAGGCCCGATCAATTGCCCCTCTGGCTTTACTTGGAACGGGGGGGGAAACGGGCAGTGGAAGTGGCACATCGCAGGTGGGGTAAGGATGACATCGCCCTCCACTACACCGCGACGAGTGCCATGCAACACGTCGGCAACTATTGGCACATGCTCCCTGAGTATTCCCAAGCCCGGAAAGTCATCTGGGATGCAGTAAATGTCAGAACCAGCAAGCGCCGCATAGATGATGCCTTCCCAGCCCCTATCCGCAAGGTAACTCGCAATCAGGAAATGTTTATCGAGTTTGTGAACGGTTCGACCTGGCAACTGGTTGGTTCCGACAACTACAATACCCTCGTGGGTTCGTCTCCTATCGGTGTTGTTTTCTCCGAGTGGGCCTTGGCGAACCCTAACTCTTGGGGATACATAGAACCAGTCCTAGCCGAGAACGACGGCTGGGCTCTTTTCATTTACACCTCCCGTGGAAACAACCATGGCAAGACGACTCTTGAACACGCACGGCTGGAAGAGACATGGTTTGCCGAGCTAAACCCTGCCGATAAGACACCCGTATTCACCAAGGAAAAACTTGATGAGACATTGAGGGGTCTGATGTCTCTCTACGGTCCCGATATCGGCCAGATCATGTTCAACCAGGAATATCTCTGCTCGTTTGAAGGGCTGATGTATGGCTCCTACTACTCGAAGCAGATGAACGATGCCCGCGCCGAGAACCGGATAACCTCAGTGCCGTACTCCCCCGGAGTCGAGGTCGATACTTTCTGGGATCTGGGGGTGGATGATTCCATGTCGATCTGGTTCATGCAGCCGGTAGGGAAATCGTTCCACTTCATCGACTACTATGAGAACACAGGCTATGGCCTGGAGCACTATGCCAAGATCCTTAAGGGCAAGAACTACGTCTATGGGAACCACTACATGCCTCACGATGCCGAACACCGTGAGATGACGAATAGCGAGATCGCCCTTTCCCGCAAGGAAGTGGCCGAGAATCTTGGCATCAAGCCGGTTGTGGTAATCCCGAGGGCGCGAAGTTTCGACATCATCATCAATGTGCATATCCCCGCAGTCCGAAACATTCTCAACCAATGCTGGTTTGATGAGATGAAATGCCGCCAGGGGATACAGGCCCTTGAAGGCTACCATGCCGAGTTTGACGAGGAGAAAAAGGTTCTAGGCAACCGTCCGGCGCACGATTGGCATTGCCACGGGGCGGATTCTTTCAGGGTATTCGCCGTGGGATATACGGGTAAGGGAAGACTCCTCGATATGAGGATGCCGACATATTTTGACAGACACTACGGACATGGATGGATGCTCTAATGCCTGAGAGACAGACAGACGACGAGATCCTAGAAGAGTGTAGGAAACGGTTCCAGGAGGCGCACAGTGCCGTCGAGGAGTCCTACGAGCTGATGCTCGATGACTTGAACTTTGTGAATGGCGATCAGTGGCCTTCCGCCCTGATGAACGAGAGAAACGCCGATGGCCGGCCATGCCTCATCATCAACAAGATAGCCTCGTTCGGGGATCAGGTGATAGGAGACATTAGGCAAAACGAACCCTCCATAAAAATCAAACCAGTGGATAGCGGTTCTGATCCTGCCGTGGCGCAGATACTCACCGGGCTTATCCGTAACATCGAGGTGCAGAGTAACGCCGAGGTGGCCTACGATACTGCGGCTGAGTCGGCGGTTTGGTGCGGCAAGGGAACCTTCCGGGTGCTTACCGAGTACACCGACGACGACACGTTTGAACAGGATATCCGAATCAAGCGGGTGAAGAACCCATTTACGGTTGTCTGGGACCCTGCCGCGCAGGAGTGGGACAAGTCAGACGCCAAGTATTGTTTCATCACCGAGAGGATAAGTAGGGCCGAGTTTGACAGGATGTACCCTGACAAGATGACGGCTGAGTTCTTCGGAGTGAAGGACAGAGATCCTCGATGGGGAGACGACAAGTCGGTACGGGTAGCCGAATACTGGCGCAGGGTTCCCGAGACGAAAAACCTTTACCTGTTACGGAACAAGGAGACAGGTGAAGAGTCGGTACGGGATAGGAAACTTCCAGGTTGGGAGGTGGTTAAGGAGAGGGAAGTCGAGTCTCATAGGCTGGAATGGTACAAAACAAACGGGTACGAGTTACTCGAAGACATGGTGGAATGGCCGGGGAAATACATCCCGATAGTCGAAATTTACGGCAAGGAACTGAATATCGAAGGGAAAAGTATCTACCGGGGAATTGTCCGTAACGCTAAAGATCCTCAGAAACTCTACAACTTCAGCCGTAGCCATGCCGCAGAGGTGACAGCCCTTGCCCCGAAAGCCCCATACATCGCCACAGCCAGGATGATAGGGAACTATCAGCATATCTGGGACAAGGCACACAAGAAGAGTTTTCCCTATCTACCCTATGATGCCGATCCTACCAGTCCTACCCTGATGCCTCGAAGGGCGGAACCAATCGCTCAGAGTTCAGCTTTGGTTCAGGAGATCATGGTTAGCGATCAGGAGATTCACGACACCACGGGACTCCAGCAGTCTAACCTCGGCCAGAAGAGTAACGAGACAAGCGGTAGGGCCATCCTTGCTCGGCAACGGGAAGGTGATACAGCGAATTTCGCTTTCTACGACAACCTCGGAAGAGCACTCACCTATACCGGAAAGATACTCCTCGATCTCATCCCCCGCATCTACGATACGGCACGGGTACTCCGAATCTTCAAGGAAGATGGTAGCGAGGATTTCGTGCCGGTGAACCAACCTGTGCCTATCCCGACGCCTGACGGCAGGATCATCGAGAAGGTGTTCGATCTCACCGTGGGCAAGTACGACGTGGTTGTGACTGTCGGCCCGAGCTACGCCACGCAGAGGGATGAGGCTGTCGAATCCATGATGAAGTTCCTCCAGGTGGTTCCCGCAGCCGGCCCGGTGATAGCCGATCTGATAGCCAAAAGTAGCGATTGGCCGCTCAGCGAGGACATCGCCAAGAGACTGAAAGCCATGTTACCCCCAGGGGTCGCGGAAGGTGGTGCGCCCACCCCTCCCG